GTGCCACCACGGCCGCCGGAACTGGCTGGCTCGAGGGCGTGGCCACGGGCAGCCAGCAGAACACTGTGGGCGGCCTGTCCAAGACCATCTACCGGAGCCAAAACTGGTTCAACCAGGTCAAGGACAGCGGGGCGAACTTCGACTTGTCCCACCTGGATGAACTGATGATCCAGTGCCAGCTGTACAGCCCGGACGGGACGTTCCCGGACATCATCCTGATGTCCCCCAACTGCTTCGCCACCTTCCAGGCGCAGCAGCAGAGCCAGGTCCGGTACACCAGCGAGTCCGACCGGGCCGGCCTGGACCGCGACATGGTCGCCATGTGGCGCGGCGCCCGCATCTACGTGGAGCCCAACCTGGGCTTCACCGCGCAGAACCCGGCCAAGCCGGTCAGCGCGTACGTCCTCTCCTCCAGCCAGTTCCGCCTCTACGCAGACACTGACGGATTCTTCGAGCTGGGCGACATGATGCCTGTCCCCGGTACTGCGACGGAGGCCGCCATGGTCTTCTGCCGCATGCAGCTCGCCACCGGACACCTGGCCAGCCACGGTGTCCTTCTCGACGCGGAGGCCTGAAATGGCTGACAGCACCCTCATCCAGTCCCTCATCACCGGCGCCACGGCTGACCAGTCGCACCGTCGCCAGATCGAGACCTTCCTGGCCGGCGGTACCATCGCCGCTGGTGATGTCGTGTCCTCCGAGCCGTCCAAGACTGGCGCGGACAAGGCCCTGTACGTCATCCAGGCCGCCAACGTGGCCACGGGCAACGCCCTGGCCATCGGCGTGGCGCTTAACGCTGGCGCCGCTGGCGACCGCATCCGCGTGGTCGTCTCCGGCTACGTCGAAGGCGTGAACTGCACGGCTGGCACCATCGGTGCCGCTGGCCTCGCACTCAGCGCCGGAAAGGGCGCCGCGGGACAGGTCAACGCCTCCGCCAACACCGACCTGGCTGGCTGCTTCGGCGTCAGCCTGGAGGCCAAGGGCGCCACCATGCCTGATAGGGTCGCCATGATGGTGAAGCCGCAGTTCTAAGCGACGTAGCGCCCACCCCACGCGCTACACTGGCCCCGTCCCGTCTCCGTGCGGGGCGGGGCCTTCACACAGGAGCCCATCGTGAACCTTGCAGACCTCCGGGCGTACGTCGGGAACCTCCTGGACTACGACCCCACGAACAGCACGTACGATGGGCAGCTGGATGCCCTGCTGAATGACGCCCAGACCCGCCTCCTTACGGACAGGGCCTGGATGTTCTGTCAGCGGGAGGGGGAGGTCACGGTTCCCACGGACTCCACCAGTTCCTTCTCCGTGGTGGGTGGGTCCGCCACGGTGGCCGGCGCCGGGTTCCCTGTGTCCGGCTCCACTGTGGTCCCGGGGAGTTCCTGGGAAGGTGGCCAGGTCACCATCACGGACGCCAACGGCCTAGAGGGGGACTACGTCATCCGGTACGTAGCGAGCGGGAACCAGCTGTTCCTGGACCGGGACTTCGAGGGGACCACGGGAACGTACGCCGTCACCATCACCCAGCGGGAGGTGTACCTGGCGGGCGATACGGCCACCATCATGATGGTGAACGACCTGGACACGGGCACCCCCACACCCCAGTTCCAGCTGTCCAAGTATCAGAGGGACTACAGCCGCCTATCCCGCACGCTTCTGGGCACCCCGGAGGCCTACCTACCAAGCGAGGGCGCCCGCGTGACCGCACCCCGGAAGGCCCGGGGCGTGACCGTCACCACGCCAGGAGCTGGCCGAGGGGTCCGCACGCTGAACATCTACATGGTGAACGTCCTGGGGCCTGGGGCGTACACGCCGGAGAGCTACGGCCCCGGCGTCTCCGCTGGCCTGGAGTCCAGCCTGTCCGCTGTCCTGTCCATCACATTGCAGGACAACGAGGAGCTGGCGCTGGCGCCGGAGACGGTCCCCAACTCCACCGGCCTGTACCGCCGGTACTACTTCACCGCCCCGGCCCTGGGCATCAACGCCCCCCAGCGTCTCCGCCATGATGGCAGCGGCGGCATCACGGCCAACACGGACACAGTGGCGCCCCCTGGTGGTGTCACGCTGGTCCCGGACACGCGCGTGTCCATCCTCGAGGGCCAGGCCTTCCAGTCCGCCAGCATCCGGTACCAGGACGCCAATGGCGTCTACCCGTCCTTCCAGCTGTACCCGCACCCCAGCGCGGACACGTCCATGGGCGTGCGGCGCCTGGTGGCCCCGCGGCCCATGCGGGAGGACACGGACATACCCCTGGTCCCTGCCGCGTTCGCCCAGGCCATCGCATACGCCGCCCTCGAGCAGGTCACGTTGAAGCATGACAACGCGGCGCTATCCAACGTCTACCAGCGCAAGCGCACCACGCTCACCCGTGAGATGGAGGCCCGGTACCTGGGCCAGCCTCCCCGGCGCATCCAGCGTGGTGGGTCGGACTTCCGCACCTACCCGAACCCGTTCGGGCCTCTGACCTTCACGCCGTGAGGCCCTAAGTGCATGGAATCACACAACAATTCCGGGAACTTGGCGCCGTTGTCGAGTTCCTACCGCAGCCGGCCGATAGCTTCACGCGGCTGGAGAACGTCACAGTGGACCCGCAGACGTTCGGCTGGTCCACGCGCGTGGGCTTCGAGAAGTACCGGCCGGACCCTGCCGTGGGCTTCGAGCCGTTCCAGACGCTTGGCCCCATTGACTCCCTGTTTGTGTACGAACAGGCGCCAGGTGGGCAGCGTTACACCATCCTGTTCGAGAGTGGCGGGACCCTGTTCCTGTACTGGGAAGTGGGTGGCGTCGGCACCAAGTACGGACTCCAGGACGGCCGCACCATCCCAGCGCCCGGTGAGGCTCCCAGCCAATACACAGCACTGGCGGACGGCGTCCTGGTCACCAATGGGCGGGACACTCCCGTGGTGGTGCGCCCGTGGCCCCTGCCTGACGCCACCCACGCGGCCCTGGCTGTGGGTGTTGGTGTCCTCCGCCCCCTGGGCTGGGCGGCCCAGGCAGCCGCTCCCGGCCTGCTGGACGTGCAGACCATCACCAGCGCGGCCGGCGCCGCTCCAGCCTCCGCCAACACGGTCACAGGTGACAGTGTCACGCTGTGGTGGCCGGACCAGCCTGGCGCCATCAGTCGCCCCAAGGCGTACGGCCTGGGCTTCGCTACCGCTCCCTCCGCAACGGTCGCCGGCAACGCTGCCCAGTTCCGCTACCGCGTGAGCTTCCTGCTGGGGAACGGGAGCGAGTCCCCGCTATCGGACGTGGCGGAGGTGTCCTGGCAGCTCGAGGCGGGGACGGAGGGGTTCCGGTACTGCGTGGCCATGGAACTCCCCGTGGGACCGGAGGGGACCGTGGCCCGCCGGGTCTACCGGACCCAGAACGTAAGCCCAGACAGTCCGACGTACGCAGACACGGACCTGTACCTGCTGGACACCGTCCGCAACAACACGGACGCGCTGTGGTTCGACCCGTACAGGTCCACGGCCGTGGGTGCGCTGGCTCCGCCCATCACGGACTCCGTCCCCCTGCCGTCTCCTCGAGCTGGGACGGCAGCCGTGTACCAGGACTGCCTGTTCCTGGATGGTGGCCCCGCGGACGCGAACACGCTGTACTTCTCCAAGCCGGGACTTCCCGACCAGTTCGGGGGCGCGGACTACATCCGCCTGTCCGCCCCAGGTGGCGCTGTGGTGCGCCTGTTCGCCCACTACCGGGTCCTGGTGGTCCTGCGGGAGAACGGCGTGGATGTGGTGTCTGGTGACTACGCCAGCGGGTTCCAGGCCACCACGGTCACGTCCCAGGTGGCCTGCCGCTCGCCCCACACGGTTGACCAGGTCCCTGGCCTGGGCGTCGTATTCCTGGCCCAGGACGGCGTGTACGCGCTCCAGGGCGGGTTCGATGGTGGTTCAGAGATGCAGGTCCTACGCCTGTCCGAGCCCATCAAGCGGACGCTCCGCCGCCTCACCCCGGACTGTGCGGCCAGGGCGGTGGGCCGGTACTCCCCGATGGACCGGGCGTACCATTGCTACATTCCAGTGGACGGGAACGACCGCCCGAACCTGGGCGTGGTGTTCCACACGGAGAAGGAAGGCTGGTCCATGCGTACCGGCTTCCCCGTGGGGTCCCTGGACCGTCTCCACAACGGGGCGCTGGTCTTCGGCCACAACACGGGCACCACGCCAGGGAACAACGACCCGGCGGGCCTGTTCGTCATCAGCTCCCGCCGGACTATGGGCGGGGCCATCGTGGATGACGCCTACGTGGAGAACGGACCGCCCACCAGCATCATGAAGACGGCTTGGTTGGACCTGGGCGACGCCCAGCTCCAGAAGCGCGTCCAGTACGCCACGCTGTGGGCCATGACCACAGGCAGCGTCAACGTGTCCGCGGAAGCGTACAAGGACTTCCAGCGGGAGGGCATCCTGTGCCGTCCCTACCTGGCCCAGCCTCCTGACGCCCAGAACCTCCCCGTGTTCGACTCCGCCACCATCGGCGCCGCGGTCTGGGAGGACACCCAGCTGGTCCCGCTCCGTATCGGCGTGGCTCAGCAGTCCTGTGCGTGGTTCGCGCTCGAGGTGTCGACCACGGACGACCTGCTGGTAGTGGGCTGGGAAGTGGAGTACCGGATGCCAGGAACCTCCACCATCGCAGGAAAGCGCGGATGAAGTACTGGACCCAACACCAGGCGCGGACCTCGCAGACCACGGAGGCGGACCAGCTGAATGCGGAGATGCAGGCCAGCCAGTCCGCCATCACCACGCTGGACCGCACCCAGACGCCCCAGCTGTCCTACAACCCCACGAACGTCAAACCCTACGCCCTCCACCAAATGTGGGCCACGGGTGGCGCTCCGGCCAGCCTCCAGGGTCCACTGTGGGGGACGGGTACGACCCGCGGAGAGCAAACGCAGTACCGGACGGCCGGCGCCAGTTCCCTGGCCTATCAGTTCCTGGCCATCACCTACCAGAATTACAGTGGTGGCTGGGAGACGGCCCACACGCAGACCTTGACCGGCTTCCGTGGTGGGCACCTCCATATTGAATGGGGC